CTTTGGGGCCACCTTCTTACCCGCAGTCACAATCGTGCGGGAAATATGGGTGGTGTTATTCGCTGTATTCCGATACTCAGCCTGAACGACGTGAGCGATCAGAATGATATTGACTTTATGCCATGAACAGATGTCCTTCGTCAGAGCGATGAGTTCCTGTAGCGCAGCAGACTCCGCGTTGTAATCTTCAATCTCATTGACTGCGATTCCCGCGATCAGTTTGCCCGCATCAGCTCCACTCTGACGCTTAACACCGTATTTCAGTTTGACAGTTTGACGTAATGTCATGTCCGCCATGCTGGTTAATGAATCGAACACCAGCGTCTTATACGGACATTCGGTCTGAAGCTGTTCTAATTTCTTCTTGGCTTTAGACCAATCATCGTAATCATCGAATGTGATGTTCTTTGGGTCCAGTCCCCACTTCTTCATGGGAAGATAGATTCCATTCATCTTACGATCCCACGAGAACCAATACTGAGGTCCGGGGAATGATAGAGCCTGAGTTGATTTGCGTGTGCCCGGTTCTCCCTTGAATAGACAATAGAGAGATTCGAAGTTCACACTATCCATCGTAGGCATTATTTGAATCCTTCAATGAATTTAATTACTCCCTGTCGAGTAATTTGAGGATTCACCATAGCGTGCATGATACACAATTGAATCATTGATTCCGAATTGGTATCGGGATGTTTCCTCAAATCAGAAGCCATCGAAATTAAACCCTTTACTGGTTCGTTGTAGAAATCCATCTCTGTAATGGCTCGCTCAACACACCACTTCAGATGTTCTTCTCTAGTTCTCATCTCTTCACCATCTTCTTTTCATCTCTTTTCTGACTATTCCTCACCAGAATACCATCCTCTAATGCCCAACCGAATGTAGGAATGCGACGTTCCCATTCCATTCGGAGAGCCGTGAGCCAGAGAATCTTCATTCTATCCGGCAGACTTGATTCCCGATATCCGAATCCCATCAGCATTAGAGCGATGTTCCGAAGATGTGAATTCTCTAGTTTCGGAACTGCGATTAGTCCCTCTTCTCTAGCTCTCCAATACAAGTTCTGGAGATTATCTTCCCGAATATCTGATTCATGGACTGGACTTCCATCGAATCTCACTAGTTCTTCTCTCATTTCATCTCTCCGAAGACTATTTCGATTTCTTCATAACGAATCTGATGTCCACACATCACATCTTCAATCTTACGAACTATTTCTCTATAGGCAGCTCGAATATTGTCCTCCTCACAATCGATTTGACGATGTGCTTCATCATCAGGGAGATGAATGATTATCTTCATTATTCATCTTCCTTGTTAGTTGGGTCCCATTTAGGACCGACTATAAACTCGTTCCGCAGAACCTCAACGCGCATATCACGATTCGACTCACATACGGGTTTGTATGGGCACGGACCATACATCGTATCGCAATGTGTGTAATCAGGGGGCCAATATCCAGACTCCTGAAACTGAATGAGCTTGTATGCGTAGTAAGGAAGCGTCTGACTCTGCCACTCCAATAGACGATCAGCCGAATAGGAGATGACTTCACGAGTTAGTCTCTCTTCAATCTTCAACGAAGACTGTAGGCCGATCTTATTGACGATGACATTCCGACTCTTCAATAGAATGCAATGACCCATGAACTGATTCGACAGACTGGACTTATCACGACGTTGCTTGAAAGTCTTGTGGTCCATCGACACGATACCAATCTGATTCGTGTCAATTCTCAGATCGAACTTCGCCTTCCACAGTATGCGAATCTCATCATCTTCGTAGATGATTTCTCCTTTCACTTCCTCTGCTGACAGGGGAATGAATGAATCCTTATTCTTATAAAACTCGAAGTATTCCTCGCACGTCTTCAGAGCACGTCGCCACCCGACTTTGTATCTATCATCGTCACCTTCGGGCGTATTCTGCACTCCTGGGTATTCGTCTGCATCGTGCCCGCATGATGGACTGGATTGGGTATCAGTTGACTGAAATCCTGCGCAGTGTTCACAACCGTTCACATACAACTGACCTGCGATTAAACCCATGCCAACTGATGTGGCGTGATTGAATCCATTGATCTTATGCTTGTAATAGACCTCAAGCACTTTATGAATCAATGAACCGACTTCCAACGAATTAGACTTTCCCTTCGCTGAAATGAATCGATGATTGAATCTGAAGTCATAGAACTGACCACAACTCATCAGTGACGAGAGATTCGTGGCGTCTAGTATGACATTCTTCTTTGGTTGAATCAGAATATCCACAGTTACATCCAATCCTTCCACAGAATTGAATTCATGTAGTAGTTGACCGACTGACCACGCGCGTGTGCTTCTTCAAATAGAGAGGATTTAATCTCGCCTAACGCACGTAGAGTGATGGGCTTACGAACTACACCCTTCTTCGGCTTCAGTCTCTTCAGTTTCGACTTCTTCTGTCCAGTGAATCCAATCTGTCTCTTGTTCTTAGGCATTAGTGTAATGACTCCCCTTCAGATATAGTCACCTCGACTACACACAACAGATTCAAGATTATCGTCTTCAGAGCATCAGTCGCCTCTTCCTGACTGACGTTATCACACTCCACCACAAGACCGATTCTGAATGAAGTATCCTCAACCAACTTCTTCAGGATATTGAAGTGAGTTGTGCTGATGTGACTGATCAGATGATAATGCCATTCACCTGACTTTTCATCTCGATCAGCCATTAGTGTCCCCTCATCTCAGATGCCATGATGATCATCAGAGCATCAATCTTATGTTCCAGATTGATAACTCTGTGAGTCAGGGTCGTAATGACTTCCAGAATGTCTTTATCGGTCTTAATCGAATGAGTTGACACGCGATCAATCGCCTCGATAATTCCAGTCAGCGTTTTCACCAACTGTTTCTTGTCTTCCAATTCTTCAATAGTCATCTCTAGTTCTCCTTCTTTGATCCATTTCGTACTAGCATCACACCATGCTCGAATCCCTTAATGAATGGAATCGCGCATTTTGAACTACAGAATGTATAGACTGTAGGTTTCTGTTCTCCCTTGATTAGAGTAATGTAACTGATTGGAATTTCATCAATCAAATTCTTGCACGCGAAACAGTAGTTCTCATCCATTTCACTTCACCGACGTGAAAGAGAGAAATTGCACGACAATGGTTGACTACTAGCCACCATTCCCGATACATCAGACGATGCCCACACGCGGAATGATGTGAACTCAATATTCAATCCGACTAATGGAATCGATGCTCCTGATGCGATTCCAATAGACCATCTCGGACTAGTAGGCCCAGCTAACTGAATGTATGCCGCATCACCGGGATTATTACACACCATATGACGCAGAACACCTTGAGTAGCCGATACGACTTGAGGAGTCAAACTGATCGAAGGTATACGAACCAGACCAGAATCAGTAGTAGGAGGCTCTGGATTAGTCCCACCATCAGAGGGGATAATTTCATATGCTCCTAAATCGTAGTGAAGTGATTGAGGTCTAATCAGACCTACGAAATCATACTTCACCTTATCCAATAGAAGACCCTTATCGAACGCTGGACTAGTCTGATCGACTATGCGAAAATCACCTGAATCCGGCGCAACGAACTTCGGGTCTGTTCCTGATGGTAAATTGTTGGACGCAGTGAATGGACAACCATGATTCACTACATCTGCTGTATTGTTGCGAAAGATGTTATTCTGAGCTGTTCCACCTGAACAGAACTGACTCTGTATGGCGAACTGACCATTCGTGTAGAATGTATTATTCAGAACATCGACTGAACTGTTCGAATATACATTCAATCCACCTGATTTATTGTTATAAACCAAGTTATTCACGAAGCTATTATTCAGCGATGGAACTGGATGGGAGGAGGAACCGAATACGACTGCGTATGATGAATCTCCTCTGGTTCCGGTATTGTGGAATCGATTTGAATCCACCACGTTATCAGGTCCATATACCACGAGCGCGATTCCGCGTGTATCAGAAAACTCGTTTCCGTAGAACGTATTCGAGTTAGTTGAACTATAGATTGCGTATCCATTATTAATTCCGGGACCGCCATGACCTGAATCTCCTGTTGCGTTTCCTACATCTGAAAATACTGAATCACGGACTTCAATGAATGTCCTGAAATCTGCCGTCGAATTATTCAGGGTGAACTGAACCGCGTGACTCATCGTATGCGCAACATGCAATCGACGGAATATGATGTGATGCGCACCACCCGATGTATACAACAATTCAGCTCCACCATCAGGACTATCCTGTCTATCAGGCTGAAGTGAACCATCGAAGCTCATATCCTGAATGACGATATGATGTGGTGCATTCGTAGTGAGTTTCACTCCTGACATTCCTGATGGTGGCTTAATCGTCACTACTTCAGGTCCACAGGCCCCTATCGTGATAGGAGATGATTCAGTTCCCGATGGAACTGGATGATTCTGTGAATCAATCACATCTAATGGATCTGACCACACCCCGGCTCCCACACATAGCGAATCGCCGGCTTGTAGCCGTTCGACTGCGTATGATATGTTGCGCCATGGTTGACTCACTGAACCATTACTCCCATTAGATCCCGACTGATTGACGTAGAATGTCTGATTCGCATTCCTGGTGGTAGTGCAACCACTCAGGACAATGAAAGAAACTACGATGAACCGTTTCATTTGACTCTCCTGAATGTGCGCACAGCATTGATTGAGACTACATATATTATTTCTCCTATTAGTTGAAACCAGTCAAATCCAATTCGTGAGCAGTTTATAGTCGTGCTCAGGACTATCGCCGGAGATTTAGTCTAGCCCTTGTTCTCCGTCTCGATCTCGATGTTATTGTGTTTCATCTCTTCCTCAGCCCACTGACGAATCTTCTCCCATCCAGCGGGGTCTTCACGCTTCATTGCGAGAAGCTCGCCCGTGTTGCAGATCTTCGACTGAATGATGTATTTCAGAACAGTCACTCTCTACCTCCAGTTGATGATTGAACCGATGTTCCACAGAATCCACCAGATAAGAATGGAGAGGAGGAGTCCATATATCAGACCCCTCTTCCTCATGATCATTTAGTCCATGCCTCCCTGATCGTAGTAATCGTCGAGTTGAGCCTCGTGGATATCGGCCACGTCATCGTCAGTGATGGTATTCTCGGGTTCTGATTCCTGCTCGTCCAGTTCATCAGCCCGATTGTAGTCTTCGTTAGTCAGTTTCATTCTGTCTCCTCTAGTTGAATTAGAACGAATGCAATCATCAGAATGAAGAGAATGATTCCGATTCCCTTCATTTCTTGTCCTCTTCTGTATACTCGTGAATTAAGTTTACAGATTTAGCAGGGTCCGCTACGATATCCAGCAGACAGCTAGCACAACCCACGAGAATTTCACCATCCTCATAGGTTATCTCGCCGTCTGCTTCCAATCCGCAGATATCGCAGTTCATGCCGCCTGTCTCTTACGCTTGTGCGCGTATACGATGGATTCAGCCAGTTCTTTCATGATTGAATCCTCTGACCAACGCGTCATCTCGGTATTGTTATGAACCGCGTGAAACTGTAGACGCTTCCTCTCCACGATTGCGTCGAGTTTCGGGTCCGTCGTCGTGAGTCCTTCGAGATGAGTGTAGACCGCGTTCACGATTGACGCGAGTGAACCGATGCGAATGAATCGACCTTCACACTGTTCTTCCTTGCCCGGATTCCATTGACGCTCATGCATCACACAATCTGAGCACGTCTGAAGATTCAACCCTTCGCCTGCCGCTAACTGACTTGCCACGAGAATGCATCTCTTCGATGCGTTGAACTTCTCCTGAACTTCGTTACGCTGAATTGAATTCATCTCAGCGACGTATCGAAGAACCGGCATCTCTTCTGAGTATCGTTCCTTCAGACCATCGTAGAGAAGTTCTTGCACGTCTTTGTGATGAGCGAACACGACTAACTTCCTATCTGTGTCCTCTACGAACTCATCGACGTATTCCATCGTGGCGGGTATCTTCGCCAATGCTACGAGATGCCGCATCTTCTGAATAGCGGCGATAATCATCATTCCGCTAATCTGACCGACCTGTTCCTCATACCATTTGACGAACTCGTCTACGGCTTGATCGTATACTTTCTCCTGATTCGGGTCCATCGTCACTAGGAGTTTGGTGCGATTCACGAGAGGTAATTCGGGAGCTACTTCTGTCCTCTCACGGCGAATCAGCATATCCTTGGTGAATTCCTTGAATGCGGGGATGCGCTTAATTCCACCCACTTTCAGGAATCGACCCTCCCAATACATATCGACCCACTGCCGCTTGAATTTCTCCTCTGAATCGAATTTCGTCGGATTCAGCATGTTTAGCATCGGGAACAATTCAGTTCCACGATTGTTCCACGGCGTTCCACTCAGGCAGATGACTTTCTTCCCCTTGACTACGCGTCGCGTCATCTGAGTCCGCGTCGAATCAACTCCCTTAATCTGCTGACATTCATCGAGCACGACACATTTGATTGAATGACCGCCTTCCCACTCATTCGTGGTAGGATTCAATTTTCCACCGATGTGATTGAACTTCCTGATATCGAATCCCTGCTTGGCGACCGTCCCATTCTTCAGAGTGCGTGACTTCGGCGTCAGCATATCGTAGCCGACGATGTAGTGTTTCATGCCCGGTATCAGATAATCTTTCGACGTGTTGATTATCTGTGGACAGTGCTCATCTCCCAACCAATTGATCAGGAATGAACTGAACTGATATTTCAGACCTGACTTCACTTCCCACAATACAGGCCACAGTTCCGGGTGGTATTTGATGATTCCACCGGCCTGAATTGTCTTACCTAATCCCATCTCGTCTAAGATAGCGACTCCGCTATTCACGGCTAACGCCATCTCACCGAATGCCATCCCCTCTATCTGAAACTGGAATGGCTTATTCCGACCACACTTCACGCACTTATTCTTATTCCATTCGTGCGTGCATGATGGATCGCCACCGAACTGAAAGAGATGGAATGGCGTCCCTTTCGGAATCTTCTTGATGATCTGATGACCACATTCGAGCGTAATGATCTTCAGGTCCGGTGTAGTATCACCCGATTGAGGAATCGTTACTTCCTTGACTGAGCGAGCGACCTTACCACAGTATTCACACTTGTCTTGAAGCCGTGTAACTGTGTATTTCGGTGTCCTGATGACGTGTTCCTCGAATGTAATCTCCACGTCTGCGCCCGACCGAATCGCGTCAATGATTTCAGGCGACAGCGAAAGATTAGAGCAGGGCAGCGTATTATCACAGCCCACTTCTCTAGCCTTAGCTGACCACACTTCGTCATGAGCGTGGCCCGGCCCGACTATCGCGTGCGCGACTTCATGCTTGATTGTATTGACGACATCCGCTGTCGGATGAATGTCGATATGGTGGGCAGACAAGATAATACACTTGTCTTTATGTGAACACAGTCCAAGGAAATGACTGTTGGCATTCTGATTTAATCTGACGCTCCACGTCGTCAGACCGAAACGATTTAATTCGTCTCGTAATAGTTGTGTCGCTTCTTGTCGAGTCATATCGTCCTTTCGGATTACAATTGACTGGTTTAGTTCTGAGCAGTGGTCGGATTCGCCAACATACGGCCCGCTTCATCTGGCGATACGTTGCGCATCTTGGCGACCATCTGAATCGTTACAGCGTCAATTCCCCACTTCTGGACGGCTGCATACAATTCAGCTTTCTTGAATGGCTTCGATGGACTCTTGCTCTGTGATGCTTTCTTGACTGATTTGACTGGCGCCGGTGAATAGTTCACATCATACTGCTTGAACTTTTCACGCTGTTCTGCGTGGAGTTTTCCCGCCGCCGTCTGAAGAAATACCTGCGCGGCTCTCAGTTCATTCTCTGCCGCATTCAATTCTTTCCTCAGATTGAACACAACTGACTGTTTGTGCGTAATCTGTTCCGCCACCATGTTGCAAAGAGTGTAATCTTTCTGATTCGCGGGGATAGCATCGTCCGCGAGTATGGCTCCGTGTAATTCGGTGAGCGGAACTGTCGCCACAATAAACAGGTCTTTATCTATCTTGACTGACTCGTCTACTTTCCGAGCCGTCTCAATGAGTGATGCGACCTGATGATTCTGACTCATGACCTGAACATCAGCGTCACGACATTCCAGACACAGCCACATATTTCCGTGAATCAGATATGTGTCTACGTCTGACTTATCGCATTGTTCGCAGTCTGAGTGTTTCTTCAGTCTGAACGATTGCGGAATAGGCTGAAAAGTCATGACTACGATGCTTTCCGGCTCTTCTGATTATTCTGAGCACGGCCCGATTGAGCACGGCCCGACTGAATCCGATTGTGGGACGCGCATTCACCCTTACGCATCTCAACTAATTCGGAATACGGATTCTCAACATTGCCCGGCAAATGTTGAACCCGTTTCACCTTACCACAAATTGTGCAAAAGAATCTCTGCATGAGATATGTCCTTTCGGATATGAGAGGTGGGAACTTACAGGAGAGCCTGACTGACCTTCGTGGAAACTGAACCCACGATGATATTCGGTATCGTGGTTCGCATCCAATCCGCATGTTCAGGACTACACGCGACTATGCCCAATGAACGCGTGCGATATACGCATCCATCTTTCCATTGAGTGATGAGCCAGATTTCGCGAAGATTCCACTTCACGCGAAATGAGCTGGCCTTAATCTGGTCTAGTTTCATTTAGTGTCCACCTTAGTCTGATTTAGTGGCCGATTTAAATTCGGCAAGTAGAGAGCGACCTGAGAGATCGTAGCACGAGCCGAGGCAGGCTGTCAACAGGGCGTAACTTGTTGACTGGTAAGGGCTTAGGTCGGTCGCCCGATGGACCGACCTGCCCATGTCCACTTTGGAGGACGTTTTTATTTCATCTCATCATTCCCTTCTTCTTATCACGCTTGGAGATTCTCATGTAATCCTCTGCTGTAGCATTGTGATCGAATGACCAATAATTCATCAGAGCACGTTGAAATGCTAACGTCTTATCTGCTCTCAGATATGGTCTGAGCATTGCGAACAGTGGTTCGACCTCCTTCACTCCAAATAAT